GGCAGAAATCCCCACAGTCCAGGCTCATTCGGTGAGCTACTCAGGCGCCGTAGCACTTTTGGTAGCACTCAGGGAGAAGACATGAACATCCATATCCAAGATCAAGATCTGCCCATGCTGCTCAAAATGGTGGAACGCGGCTGGTCCAGCGGCGATCTGGCTGAGTACCTCGAGGCCGATCAAATCGTGTCATGCGAGCGCGTGCTGACTGCCTTGGGGCTTATTGCGACTCAGGATCCTGCGCCAACAGGCCACCCAGGCCAACAGCACCAACCGGCACCATCAAAGGCCTAGTGCGGCGAATGAACTGATCCAGCACCGCTTCCGGCGTTTCACCGCGGGCGGCGGCGCGTTTTTGCAGCAGCTGCTCAAACGTGCTCATCATGGACACCGGAGGCGAGCCCAAGCCTGTCACCGGGCCGGCGCCCAACCACAGCGCAGCTTGTCCTGGGGCCGGTAGCACGCCCATGGCGTCCGACAGCTTCTGGTTCAGTTGCTCGAGTGCTTGGTACTCCGTCTTTGTCGGCGCGCCTTCAAACCAGGTGGCTGGGATCTTGTCCCACTTGATGTTGTTGCTCTTGACGAACTCACGCGGGCTGAATGTCTTGGGGTCCCAGGCGCCATAGGCTTTTTCGTTCCACCAGGACGGCGCCCCTGCTTGCGTGTCTTCCAGGCGCTTTGCCACCCACTCCGGGTCGCGTGAAGCCATGCCCCAGGCGCGGATGTTGTGCTTGTCAACGGTAACCGGCTCCCAGTTGCCCTTGAGGTTCTCGGCAAACGTGAAGCGCTTGGGGTGTTCAATCGGGTCCAAACCGCCGCCGGCCAGGATCTCATTGGCGTTTCGGTTGTGGAGGTTTTGCGCCTTGTGACCGTAGCCTGACCCGATGGGAGGGATCGGCACCGGCTGGCCGTTTGCGCCGTTGACGTAGTAGTAGGAGGCGATGCGTGCGTTGGCGTCGGTCTTGGCGCCCGCGGATGTAGCGGCCATCAGGTCGATGTACTGGTTGAAGGCCTTGTTGCCGCCAGCCTCGCCCAGCTTTTCCACAAACTTCAGCCGCAGCGGGTCCATGTTGTACCAGGCCAGGCCGTCAGTGGTCATGCCCTCTGACATCCACTCGCCGGCCTGGTTGAAGGCCCGCTTGTTGTTCTGCAGGCGCTCGATTCGGTCTGGCACACCTCGTGGAGGCGTGTAGCGCGTGAGCGCCGCCTGCGCAACCTTGGGCGTGTCGGTCAGGTTGCTGAGATCAAAGACAGGCTTTGCCGCCCTCCCCGGCTTGGCAATAGGCGCCACAGCCAGCGCCCCCAGGCCCATGCCCAGCAGACCACCGCCCACATCACCGCCCGCCGCTCGAGCAGCGCCCTGGCCAGCCTGCAGGCCGCCTTCCTGGGCGCCAAACGCCAAGCCTGCCGGCGTGACGTCCAGCAGGCCCATGCCGGCCACAGCGCCCTGGCCGCCGCCCGTGACCTTCTGCGCCATCTTCATGGCGTCGTAGGCGCTCATGCCAAACCTGGACATGAGCATGTCCTGCAGCCCGCTGGCGGCGCGCTCGCGCCAGGTGGGTTCGTATGCCTTCAGTTGATCCATCACCCCTCCAACAACGCCGCCTCAGCGGCTCGACGTTTGACCAATCCCGGCAGCACCCGGCCGCCCCCGCGCACCCACTTCATCAGCTCCGCGCGCGCCCCGGGCACGTCGTCGGCGTTGATGCGCTTGCGCAGCGTGGAGCCCGCCAGGGCGCCCGTGCCGCAGTTGAAGGCGAAGTCCAGCACCGCCCCCGTGGCCTGCTCGCCCCAATCCGCCAGGCCGGGGCACAGGCGCTGCACCCTGGGCAGGCACTGCAGCAGCTCGTGCTCCAGCAGCTCCAGGGCGCGCTCTTTGGTGACGGGCGGATCTTTCAGGCTCACCCGCGTGCCGTCCTCGTAGAACGTGCTGCCCACGCCGATGGTGGGCACCGCCGCCGGGCACAGGTAGGGCTTGAGGTACAGGCCCTCAAACACCAGGCACAGCCCCCGCGCGGTCTGGACGGCGATCATTTGTTGCGCTTGCCCAGCGAGCGGTCAGCGAAGAAGAACCCCAGCACGGTGCCGGCCAGGGTGACGTCCCACTCGTCCATCTTCCAGTTCTGCGAGGCGAGCTTCAGGCACCACAGCACCAGGGCGATGGTGGCCGCCGACGGGCGGATGATGCCGTTCCAGATGTCCACCACCGCCCAGCCGGTGGGCTTGAAGGCCGACTCCATCACCTTGGCAAAGGCCCCTGCCTCAGCGGTGGCCACATCGGCCTCGGCCTTGGCCGCCACCATCTGGATGCCCAGCTCGTGCTGCAGCGTGAGCGCGGCCTGCATGCGCTGGTGCGCCAAGTCGTCCAGCTCACCCTGCAGGCGCAGGCGCTCAATCTCGTGGGCGTGGTCCTGCTTCTTGTTGACCCAGGACGAGACCTCGCCCCAGACCATGCGGAAGACCGAGCCGCCGAGGAAGGAGAACAGGGCTTCGATCACTTGACCCACCGCGAGCCAAACTGCACCAGCGTGAACAGCACCGCCGCGGCCGCCCACACGCCGATGCCGCGGTTGATCCACTGCTCCACCTTGCGGTCGGTCTTGTGGATCATCGTGTCGTGCACGGCAATGGAGGCTTCGCACTTGCCGATGCGTTCGCCCTGGGAAGATTGGCGTTCCTCAATCAGAATCAGACGTTGGATGGCGTCGGTCAGCTTGTCCACTTTGGACTCAAGGCGGCGGAAGTCGTCGTCGGTCATGGCGTAAAAAAGCCCGCGGCAAGCGGGCTGGGAGTGGTGGATGGACGGTGAAGACTGGAGGCGGGCGCTGGCCGCTCCGCTGGGCGTCGTGTTCTGGACGTTTGTGCTGGCCCTATGGGCCCGGCGCAAGAAGTCCTCCAGCACTGACGCCCGTGATGCCCAGAAGGCCGTTCAGAGCGGCTATCTCCTCGGGCGTAAGGTTCGCGCGCTTTGGGACTTGGGTGTTCAGCGCTGCCGTCGCGTCTAGGGACTGCCGGCCCGCCTTGGTGATCGCCCCCAGCAGCGGAAGCTGCCCGCCTGCAGCCGTGCCGGCCATGCCAAGTCGGGCCATGCCGCCCAACAGCACACCGCCGGGGTTGCCGCCGCGGGCCACCGTGCCCCAGGCGGGTTCGGTGTTGGCGTAGGCAGTGATCCGTGTCAGCCGGTTCAGCTCGTCAATCTCGGTCGGGCTGAAAAACACTTTCAGCTTGTCCGTGCCGATGTTCCTGATGGCCGATTGCAAGCCCGCCGGCTGCGCCAGCTTGTCGCTTGTCACGTTCTCCCTGAACGCCCCTCTGTAGATCACCTGGGCAATCTGGCGCTTGGCCTCGGCCAGGTCGTCGGCCGGCAAGAGGTCCGCCAGCTTGCGCAGATCCTTGACCTTGCCGTCAATGATGAAGCGCTTGACAAAATCGTCCGCGCTCACCTTGCCATCTACCACCGCCTTGAGGGCCGGTGCGGCGTCCATGAGGCCGAATCGCTCAGCGGCCAGCTTGCGCGCCGGGGCGAACGGGTCGCCCTCGCCGCCGCCCTCCAAAATCGCCCGCTTGACTGCGCCGTGCAAAGAACTCAGGCCGGCGTTGTTGGAGCCTTTGAGGTGGGAGTTGATCTGCTTGAGCAGCTTGTCCGCCTCTTCGTAGTTGAAGATGCGCCGCTGGGTCATGTCGTCTCCGACGATGCCGAGCTTTTGCATGCGGGCATACACCGCAGAGGGGATGGCGTTGTTCTCACCGCCCACGCCGAAGTCGTCCACCACTTGCTGGACGTCGTAGGCAAGCCCCTTCGTGGGGACGTCCCAATCCTTGCCTGACGACGAGCGTGCGTTCTTGTAGGCCCGGGTGACGGCCGAGCTGAGGTCGTCATCCAACTTGGTCAGGCTGGCCACAAACTGCTCGCCGGCCGGAAATGCCTCACGCGCAGCAGGTCCTCCGAACTTGCCAAGGTCGGCTGTGATGCGCTGGTTTTGGGCCTGCAGCACTTTCGCAACGGGCTCACCGACGCCTTCAATCCCGCGCAAATTCATGTCGCGGGAATACTGAGCTGGGTCGCGCGTGATCTGCCCACGCAGCGCTGGCACGCCCTGCGCCTCAAAGTCCATCTTGCGCAGCGCCGCAGCGGGGTCCAAGCGCTGCCCTTGCTTGAAAGAGTCAAGCACCTGCTGGCGCAGGCTGGCCAGGGTGTCCCGCGGCACCGATTGAACATCCATGCCCATGTCGCGCAGCACTTGCTGGATGGCGGCGTCGGTTTCCAGTGAGGCCCGCGCGCCCAGCACCTGCGGGTCGCTCATGCGGGCCTGCAGCGCCTTGATCTTGGGCGCCACCAAGTCGGCCACCTTGCCCACCAGCGGCGTGGCCACAGCGCCGCCCACCGCGCCGGCTGCGCCTTGGCCGAGCTTTTGCATGCCGAAGGAAACGTCCCCGGCTTCGGTCACGGGCGTAGCCAGCACACCCCCCGCCGCTCCACCTACCGCGCCTTGGAATGCGCGCCCGATGGTGGTAGCCGCGCCTGATGGCGTAACCCGCGCCAGCGCCAGCGTGGCGGGGTTGGCGACGTTGCCAAACAGGCGTGCCCCGTCGAAGCCGGTCTGCCCGTCTTTCCAGCGCGCGGCCTGGTACTGCTTTTCCGACGCATTGATGTCCTTGTCCACCTTTGTGGCTTCGGCGTCCAGGAACTGGCTCACGCGGTTGGGGAAGAGTCCGAAGCCTGAGGCCAGCGTGGACAGGCCGCGCGGCAACAACTGCGCCCCCGAGTCAAACGGGTCTTTCAGGCCCTTGAGCGTGCGGCCCACACCAGACGCCAAAAAGCGCTCGCTGACTGAGGCTTTTTCAGGCGCGCCTGTGACCTGCATTTGGGCCAGTCGGATGACTTCGCTGTTGGGCGTGCCCTCGGGGGCCCGTACCTTGTAGACGCGCCCGTCCGGGCCTTCAACTTCAAAGTCTTTCATTACCTGACCTTCCAGCCTTTGGGCGCTCCCACCACCGGGTTTTCGGCGATGTACTGGGCCGCCATGTCCAAGAAGTCGTTGTCAATCGAGCCGTTCTTGCGCGCGTATTCCCGCGCCATCTTGGCAATTTGAATGTCGCGGTTGGCCGCCGCTTTCATGGTGGCTGTGATCTGCTTGCGGCCTTCGGCGGTCTTCGACAGGTCAGGCACCTGGAGCAGGAAGTTCTCGAAGTCCTTGTCCGTCATCGGGCCCGTGCCTGGCTGGCGGAAGCTGCCAGCGATCTCTCGCGCCAGGGCCTGGGCGGCCTCCTTGTTGCCGAGCTTGGGGTCCAGCTTGATGCCGATGGCGTTGGCCGCGCTGGCGATGTCCAGGCCCGTGGGGGCGAGCTTGCCGCCGTCCACCCCATCCAGCAAAGACTCCATGCGCTCCAGTTTGCGGATCTGAGCGGGCGCTGCAAACGCCACCTTGTTGATGCCGCTCATCATGTCGCTGAACTCTTTGCCTTGGTTCGTGCTGTAGGAGTTCTCAAAGCGCTGGCCGTTGTCGATCCTTGTGGCCCCGGCTGCGGCGACTTCCTTCTTGGCTCCGATCAGCGGCTGATTGGGCACCAGTTGGCCGCCAGGGCCAGGCACCAGCAAGTCGGTTGCAGGGTTGCTCTGGCGCGGAAGCACAGTGCCTGGCGCAGTGGCGAACGGGTCCACCGCCCGGCCGTCCACAAACTCGACCCTGGTGCGCGGCACCAAGTCGGAGTAGTTGTTGGTGGCCGCAAACTTGCGCACCGACTCTGGCGTGAAGTCCTTGGGGTCCACCTTGCCAAACGGGTTCTCGGCCTTGGCGGGCATCAGCGCCTGGATCTCCTGCAGCCCCAGCCCCGCGCGCATGGCTTGCGGCACGCTCATCGGCATGGCCGGGCCTGCGTTGGAGTCAATGCTGTCCAGGAACGAGCCGCGGGCTTGTTTGGCGGCGGCGGCTTCTTCACGCGCCCGTGCCGCATCGGCCATTCGGCCCTCCAGCTCTCGCAGCTGCAGCGCCCGCTGCGCCATGATGGCCCGGCGCTCCTCCTCCTCTTGCTGCGCCCGCTTGGCCGCGCCCAGGGTCGCGCCGTAGGCGTTCAGGCCGCCCGCCAGGCGCTGCATGGTGTTGCCCTGCCCACCCAGCAGGCCGCCCGCGAGCTGCAGCGCGGCCATCGTCTTGGGGTCGTCCCAACTGGTGCCCAGAATGTCCAACAGTCCCATGCTCACCTCCGGAAGGGGTTGCCCGCCACGCCGCCGCCCAGCAGGCCCTGGCCGACGTTCATCATGTTGGTGTAGCCCTGCGCGTAGGCCGGGTTGAGCAGGTAGTTCTTCTGCATGTCGATGCCTTGGCGCTGCAGATCATTTAGCCCGCCGGTGGCCATCTGGTCGTTGAACAGCTTGGTTGCCGATCCCAGCAGGCCGCCAGTGCCGTCAGGCCCGTAGACGTAGTTGGCCAGGCGCGGGTCCATGTCCTTGGTGGTGGTGGCCGTGGTGTCCTTGCCGCCCGAGGTGGCGCCCAGCACTGCGCCGGCAATGGGCAGGGCTGACTTGAGCAGTCCGCCTGCAGCGCCCGCACCGGCCGCCGAGGTCAGCGCTCCGCTTCCAGCGCCTGCCAGCGTGCCGGCAGCCGCTGGGCCAAACGCCAACCCAGCGCCAGCTCCGATCATGGCCGGGTTGAACATCCCAGACGCTGCAGCCGAGGCGTTGAAGCCGTAGCCTGGTGTGCCGAGACCTGCCTCAATGGCCGCCGGCGTCAGCGTGGATGACCCGCCACCGATGCCATAGCCGGCACCTCCGGCTTCGCCAGCGCCTGCAGCGGCGGCCTCCCCGCTGCCAAGCAGCCCACCCGCGCTGAACATGCTGGGCTGACCCAGAGCCGCGCCGATGCCGTTGGCGCCCAAAGCCGCCAGCGCCAACTTGGCCATGTCGCCCAGGCCGTACTTGTCCGAGCCAGCGTCGTGCACATTGCTGCGCAGCAGGTTGCCGTTCATGTCCACCACGTCGGTGCGGTAGGTGGTGCCACCCAGTGGGGTGCTGACGGTGTAGCCGGCTTGGTAGGGCGATCCCATGTCCTGCTCAGACTGCCCCGTCATCTCCATGTACGGCGAAACCTCGAGCCCGTTGATGCGCGCCATCATCGGGTTGCCGCCGATGCCGGAGCCAAAGCCGGCGCGCAAGGCCTGCTGAATGATGTCTTGGTAGTTCATGCGGACCTCACGGCTTGTTGAAGATGTTGTAGAGCTGAGCGCCCACCAAGGCGCCACCTAAGCCGCCAGCCAAGGCGTTGCCTGGCGTGTTGGTGGAGGTGTTGCCAAAGCCGGTGAACGGGCTCACCGTGTTGGTGTAGTTGCCCACCACGTTCCACGGCGCTTGCTGCTGCGTCAGGCCCAGGTTGTAGAGGCCCTGGCCTTGCTGCTGCATGCCGGTGTTGCCCTGCTGGAACAGGTTGGCGCCCAGCTGCAGGCCCTGCATGTCTTGGCCGCGCTGCGCGGTGTAGAAGTTCTGCATGCTGTTTTGGTAACCCAGGCCGAGGTTGCCCATGCCCAGCGCGTAGTTCTGCGCGCTGTTCTGAAAGCCCAGCCCCAGGTTTCCTAGGCCTAGGTTGTATCCCTGGTCCGCCTGGTACTTCTGCAGGTTGCGGCTCATGGCGCTGTTGTAGTCCTGGCCGTACAGGTTGGCCAGCGAGTTGCTCAGGCCCTGGTTGGCGTCTTTCAGCGCGTTGGCCTCCACCACCCCTTGACGGGAGCCACCGTAGCCGCCGGCAGCCACCGCCGCGCTGCCAATGCCCGGCAGGATGTTGCGCTGCAGGTTGTCGGTGACCTGCTGACGAATTGCGCCCGCCATCTCGCCCAGGTACGGGTTGGGCTTGTAGGTAGAGGGGTTGCTCAGGGCTTGCGGCATGAAGGGGTTGGCCGTATTGCCGCCCGCGTCTGCTGCCGCACCACCTGCACCGCCTGCTGCTCCCCCAGCCGCACCACCTGCAGCGCCACCAGCCGCTCCGCCCGCTGCAGCGCCGCCAGCAGCACCGCCTGCACCACCGGCTGCTGTGTTGCCGCGCTGGGTGGTGGCCAAGGTGGTCAGCGCCTGCCAGTCGGCGTCGGTTTGCTGCCCCAAGTTGTTGTTGACGTTGGTGCGTAGCTGCGCGTCGGTCAGGCCGTTGCTCAGCCCCAGGTTGTAGACCGTTGCTTTTTGCTCGGGCGTCAAGTTCTGCGCGATGCCCTTGAGCGCGTTCCAGTCGGTGTCGGTCTGCATGCCGAACAGACCGCTGGCCTCCATGCGCAGCTGCGCGTCGGTCTTGCCGCCCGCCAAGCCGCCCAGGTAGGCCTGCGCCTTCTGCTGCGGTGTCAAGCCCTGCAGGCTGGCCAGTTGCTCCGGGCTCATGGCCTGCCTCTGTGCCAGGCCCTGCAGGTAAGCCCATTCATTGTTGGTTTTTGTAAGCTGGTCGGCCCGTGTTTTTGCGTCCGGGCTTGTGGCATTGAAGGTGCCTTGAGGCAAGAGTTCACCAGTAGCCGATATGCTTCTGTCCGCTGCTTCGCGGATCTGCGCGTCCGTGAAGCCCTCTCCGCGCAGCCGGTTGTACTCGCGCGCTTTGCCCTCTGCCGTCTTCAGATTGGCCGGGTTAAAAGCAAGCTCTGAGTTCTTCCGCGCCAGATCCTGCAGGTAGGTCCAGTCGCTGTCGGTCTGCGTGCCCGCGGCCTGTCGGATGTCTGCATCCGTGTAGCCCGCTCGGCGCAGCCGGTTGTACTCGCGCGCCTTGCCTTCGGCGGTGGTCATGTTGGCTGGATTGAACGTGATTGCCATGTCGTTACCCCAAGAAGCGCCATGCCCCGGCGCGGTATCCATAAAAGCCGCCCCCGCTGCCGGGGTTCCAGCTCGTCCCGTCGGCCAGCACCACCATGCCGTCGCGCGGCTTGGCGGGGGCCACGTAGAGCATCTCCAGGCTCAAGAACTGGTTGCCCTCCAAGGAGGCCCGCGCGATGTTCATCAGCTCTTGCTGCAAGAACGCCGGCAGGTCTGCCGCATCGGGCGGCACAGAGCGTGGCTGGTACATCAGTAGGCTCCCGTCCCAACCACGTCCAAGTCAAACGACCGGACGCGAAACGGCACGCTGGCCGACATCTCCACCGCCAAGAACCGTCCCTGCACAAACGCATCGGCCTTGATGCTTGAGCCGATGGTGAAGCTCACCGCATCCGACCAGGTCACGCTTTGGTCGGCATTCATGGCCGCGCCCACGCGCACCGTGACCAGGCTGCCCGCGGGGCCGTCAATGCGCGGGTAGATCGCGCGCACCAGCTTCATGGCATAGGGGTCGTCCAGCGTCATGCCCGTGCGCTGCAGGGTGCCCGTCAGGCCAGTGACGCCGTCGTCCGTGGCCCCCACGTCGAAGGCCTTGATGGCCGTGGTGGTGGACAGCAGCAGCCTCGCCTCGTTGGGCGCGTAGTCGTTGCCGGTCCAGGTGGTCTCGTCCCAGTCCCACGCATCCGGGTCCGCCGCCCAGGTGGTGGCGGTGCTGTAGTCCAGCTGCCCGCTCGCCCCGTAGGTCACGTTGGTCAGGTCGCGCAGGCCCCACACCTTGGTCTGCCAGTTCCACACGCAGGCTTTGTTGCAGTTGGTGGAGCCGCTGAACGGAAAGCAGATCAGCACCTCGTTGCGCTGCGGGTTGGTGGTGACAAACGCGCGCTTGTAGTTGTCGCTCGACAGGTTGTCGAAGATGAATTTGCGCACCAGCCCGTCGGCAATGCTCACCATGCCCTGCCCGGTGTTCAGAATCACATCGCCGGCGGCCAGCACCACGTTGCCCACGGGCGTGTTCACCCCGCAGCCCCGGGCCAGCATGCCGTACTCGCCCGGCATGCGCCGGAACTGGAAGATGAAGGGCTGGCCCACAAAGCGCATCTCGTAGCACGAGCGCTCCTTGTAGATGGCCAGCGTGTCCCCCAGCGGCAGGGCGTCCACCAACAGGTCCGCCGTCTCGGCGAGGTCGTTCTCGCCGGCGTCTTTGGTGGCGTCGGCCTCGTCCCAACTGGAGGGGATGGTGCCCGCCACTGCGGCGTGGCTCCACTTGACCATGTGCGGGTAGGCGGTGCCGCTCTTGGTGATGTTCAGCGCCACCAGGTAGTTCTTGAACGGGGTGAGCGCTTGGCAACGCCAGTTGGTGTTCCAGCCCGTGAGCGTAGCCAGGTCGTTGGCGACGTTGCCCCCCCAGTATTGCGGCTGGTCCACGCCGTTGTTCATCACCAGCACGCCACCCAAGACGCCGCCGGTCCAGCGGTCGTCCTGCGTGCCCGTGAACAAGCTGCCAGGGGTGATCTCGGTGCGCGTGGTGCCGTCGTCGACAAACACCTTCTGCGTGCCGGCGTGCACCCAGAACTTCTTGGTGGTGGTCTGGTAGGCCTGGATCCAGTACGGCGCGATGCTGGGCGCGGTGAATACCGAGGTGGTGCCCCGAAAGCGCTGCGCGTAGCCGTTCAGAAACCGCATGTTGGTCACGCTGGACCACATGCCGGACTCCAGCTCCTCGGCCGACAGGTCCGCGTTCCAGCCCCGCCCGCAATCGTTGATCTTGACGATGGGCATGTCAGACCGTGGGCCAGGTCACAGACTGAGGAAACCCTGCCTGCGTGGTGATGTCGCGCAGCGCTTGCCGGTACGCGGCCCAAGCAGCTTGGTCCACCGGTGCGTCGGGAGTTTGCGTCCAGTCGCTTTGCGCCAGCAGCTCATCACGGCGCTGACGCACTGCGGCGGCCATCTCCGCCGTGCGGTCTGGGGCCTGCCAGGTATGGCCGTCAAACAGCCAACCGGGCTCACAGTCGGCTGGGCAGGCCACGGCGCCGATCTCGGCTGCGAAGGATTCATCGGCCACGATGACGTTGAGCACCTGGCCTTCTTTGATCACTGCGTAACGCATGCTGAGTCCTCAAATGAAGGTGGTGATGCGGGCGTAGCCGTTGCCGCCTGCGCCGCCGGAGGCGCCTGTTGCAACCCCACCGGGTGAGCCAGCGCCGCCGCCGCCCGCCCCATAACCGCCAGCGCCGCCAGCGCCGGGAGTGCCGCCATTAGCGCCGCCGCCGCCGCCGCCGCCTGAGCCAGCAAGGCCAAACACTTGGGCAACGCCAGCCGAGCCGGCAACGCCAGTCGCGCCCCCCGAGCCACCGCCGCCAGCAATGTTTCCGCCTGCCGTGCCGGTGTCAGTGATAAGTCGGCCGCAGGTGCCGCCCGCAGCGCCAGCGGTGGTTGAGCCCCCGCCCCCGCCGCCGCCAGGCCCACCCATGAAAGATGAACCGCCCGCTCTTTGGTTTCCGGCGCCGCCACCTGCGCCTCCAAACACCGATGCATCGCCCTGGGTCAGCGTGGACCCCTTGCCGCCATACTCGCCCAAAGCGGCGTTGCCCGCGGTGGTGCCATTACCTTGGCCGCCCGCGGCTGTGCCACCACCGTTTTGACCTGCGCTGAAACCGCCTCCGCCGCCGCCGCCAGGCGCAGACGACGCTTCCGCGCCACCGCCGCCGCCGTATGCGCGCAGGTAATCGGTGGCCCCGTTGTAAACCCGCGTCATGCCACCGTTGCTTTGTGCATTCCCGCCGGCGCCAATTTCTACAGTCAAGGTTGCGGGCAACGATCCAGCGTGGACCATGCGCGCCACATAGGCGCCGCCGCCGCCACCAGACCCCATAGTGGAAAAAAGGCCGCTGGCGTTGCCGCCACCTCCGCCCGCGCCCAGCAGTTCAATGAACACAAACTTCGCGTTGGCCGGCTTGGTCCACGTGCTGGAGGCGGCGTAGTTCTGCACGTCGTGCACG